TCAGGAATCCTCCTCGGGAAATTGAAACCGCGCAACCAAACGTCGCCGCCAAGGTGCGCTGAGCGGACTTTCGACCACACCGTGACCCGAATAGGCATGGATAAAACTGGGTCGCGCGTCGATGCCCGCCGCCAACCCCAAATGTTTGGCCACCGCCCCGTCACGCATCCGGAACAGCAAAATGTCGCCCGCTGCGGCATCCTCTAATGCCTTGGGCTGCAAATGGCGCAAGGCCGCTGTCCAAAGACGCTCGTCGCGCTGCGGCTCGGCCCAGTCCATCGAATAGGCGAGCGGCACTTCTGGTTCCGCTCCCACCACCTCGCGCCAGATGCCGCGCACCAGCCCCAGACAATCTGCCCCCGCCCCGCGACACGACGCCTGATGTACGTAAGGCGTACCAATCCAGCGCCGCGCAGCCTGTACAGCCCGCGCCCGGTTCATCGCAAACTCCCACCGGTATTGGCGCCGTCTGCACGTGGCACCGCCATTACCCAATCTTCGCCCGGAGTATCCGGGAAACCTTGAAAGTTCAGCAGGTTGTTAAACTTCAAACGACAGGTCTCTGTGCGCTTGTCACAGCCAGCCACCACGCGCACACGGTCCCCCGCCAGCAACGGCACCCGCAGCTTTTGCCACAGCTCGATCCGTCGTGCGCCTGTCTCCAACGTGTCATGTTTGATAGCGCCCCAAAGACCTGCCGCAGCACCGGAAAGCACATCCAGCCGTCCGCGCCGGAACCATTCGGGTTCAAACGCACCCGGGTCTTCCCAGACAAAATGCAAACCGTCACTGCCGGACTCCAGCGTGACATCGGCAAAATACCCCGGCGTTGCAGTATTGAACTGGCACTGACCGTTACCCAAAACCGCCGTACACGGCTTTTGATAGGTCCGGCCCAGCGGACGGTTCAACGCCTCGGTCAACCCCCGCAGTTCCGCCTGAAACGCGCCACCCGCACGCCGCAACTCGCCAATGGTGCCGCGAAACTGCAACCAGCGCTGGTCCACGTCCTGCCAGTTCACCAGCCACGCCCGCACCTCGGCCCCGTCGAAACGCCCCGCTTCTATGTCCGCCTCGGTCACAGCCGCATCCGTCAGCGCGCCCAACGCCTCGGTGTTGTCCACAGACAGCCCCGTGCTCTGAACCAGCGCCACCGCACTCAGACCGGCATCCGCCTTGAACTGCAGCCCATCAAAGCCCAGCGCCACATCGTGATCGGTGAACCCATAGCTAACCCCGTCAGTACGGATGATCGACCACGCACGACACAACGTCGTCGTGCCCGTGCCCACATGCGCCAGAAACGCCGCACTTTGCCCCCCCATCAGACCCGCACCTCGATCACCGGCACATCAGGCACCTGACCCGCTTGAAAACTGGCGACGCTGGTTTGAATCTGATCGGTGGCAAAACGCACCGGCACGTCAAATTCAAACCCCGCCACGATCTGCATCTGCGGATCAGGCGCATGGGCAAAAGCGAGGATACCGGTGGTCACGTCGACCTCGTAATCGACACCCTCTTGCAGCTCGTCCTGCTCGACCCCCACCCGCACCGTGCCTTGCACCGGCTTGGCAATTGGCCGGTCATAGCTGTGCGTGCCCGATCGATATGTCTTGATCAAAGGAAAGAACCGCGTCACCCCGTCTCCCACTGCTATTACCTGATCGTCAAAAGCGATCTGCCCGCTGGCCTTGGAGGATTTGAAATCCGCCCAATCCTTCCAGCGAAAACCGAACATCTGCCCGCGCCGCGTTTCGAAAAACGCGATCAGCGCCTCGATGTCGTCCAGAGACCGCATCCCCAGCCCCGCATCATAGCGCCTGCGCGAATGGGCCCAGGGCGTGTTGCGCTCCTCAAAGCCATTGGCCAGCGTCACAATCTCGGTGCGCCGCTCGGGGCCGCCAACCGATCCAAAGCTCAGCGATGCGGGAAACCGTATTTCGTGAAAATTCATGTCTTACCCCTCCTCAACGGTTGCGGCTGCCACGGCCCAGCGCACGGCCCATCTTGGCCGCGATCTGGTTCTGGCTGCGCTGGAACCCCTGCACATCCGGCGTGGTGATATTCATCACGATGGTCGGCGCCGCGACCCCGCCACTGCGCACCCCCAGCTTGCCATCGGCACCGCGCGCCAGCGGCATGATCGCCTCGGGACCGGCTTCGCCCATCAGCCCCACGCCACCGCGCATCCCGAACGGTGTCGCACTACTGACGATCCCGCCACTGGCAAAGGGCATCACCCGCCCCTGACTGAACGACGCCCCGTCGGCGAAGGGCAAAATGCCTTGCATCAGCCCGTTCACCCCCTGCGCCAGCAGCCCGCCAAAATGGCCGGTGACCGGCTTGAGCGCTGCGTTATATGTGGCATTGATCATCGACTGTGCCACCGTTTGCAGCGCATCCGACAGCTTCATCCCGTCAAAAACCAACCCGTCAAATGCGCGGCGCAAACCACGGCTCAACCCGCGTTCCAACACCTGCACATCCTGCCCCGTGGCAGCCAGCGACGTGCGCATCCGGCGCAATTCGCCATCAAACGCCGACACCATGACCGACGCCTGCCCCAAACTGTCCGCCATCGCATCGGCACTGGCATCCAGTTCCTCGATCCTGCTTTCATAATCACTCATATCGTTCCCTCACCTGCATTGTCCGGATAGGCCGCCATCAGCGCCGCCAGCCCGTCATTCAACAACGGCGCATCTGCACCCGCGTCGCCCAGCATCACCCGCAACTCGGCTGGCGTCAGACTCCAGAACACATCCGGAGCCAACCCCAGCCCGTGCAATCCCGCCCGCATCAACGCCTGCCAACCCATTGTCTGGCTCATGCCTCGGGCACCACAAAGGCCCGCGCCAACAACTCCGCCGCAGCCCGCGCCGCAGCCATCGGCCCGCCTTCGATCTCGGCCTGCGCCAAAGTGGCAGGCGACAGGTCACACCCACCGCCTTCCAGCCCTGCCCCCAGCAGCACCAGAACATCGCGCGTCGAAAACGCCCCGCTCTCGAACCGCTCGACCAGACCCACCAGCGATCCGGTCTCCAGCGTCGCCTCAAGCGACGCAAGCGCGCCAAGGGTCAGGCGCATCACATGCCGCTGACCATTGACGATCAGCGCCACATCTCCCCTCCACGGATTGGCCATCTCGGATCACAGTGCCACAAAGGTCAGCAGACCCGCCGACGCCAGCGACATCTCGTAAGTCGCCTCGCCATTGTGGCTGCCCGCGTATTCGATAGCCGTCACCAGGAACCGCCCTTCGATCACCCCGAAATCGGGAATGATGATCTGGAAATCCGGCACCTCGCCATCAAAAAACAACTGCCTCGCGCGCTCGTCCGTGCCTTCGTCCTTGAACACGCCCGCACCGCTGATGCTGCACGACCGCACTCCGGCACCCGCCAGCAACTCGCGCCAGCCGCCTTGGCTTTCCAAGCTGGTGACATCCACCGTCTCGGCATTAAAACTGACGCGCGTGGCGCGCAGGCCCGCAATGGTCTCGAACTGACCATCCGACGTCATATCCACCTTGACCAACAGGTCTTTTCCGTTCTGAGCAGCCATGAAATTCTCCAATCAGGGCAAAAGGTTAATCGTCTTCGACACGCGCCTTGAACCGCAGGACAATCGTCCGCCCCGCTCCCGCATCACTGCGGTCGGCCACCGCACGGTCGAAATTCAGGTAAATCAGCCGCCCCCGCGCCAACGTCAGGTCGGCATCGTGCAAGGTGTCACTGATCGCAGCCGCCACAGCCTTGGCTGCGGCAAAACCCTGCACATCCGTGACAACCGCGATCCGCACATCATGCACGGCCCCGCTACCGGTCTTGTCATTGGCCGCACGCACGGTTTCGGCACCGATACTGACGTAAAGCGGTGGAACTGTACCTGTGGGCATCGCGTCATAAATGTCTGCGCCCACCAGATCAGTCACAGCAACGGCCGCCGTCAAAGCATTATAAATCGCGCTTTGCAGCGCTGCGGATACGCCATAGCTCATGTCGCCACCTCTTCGTTCGCGAAACAGGTCAGATAGCGGCCTTCGGCGTCATGCTCTGCCACAGCCGTGATGCGAAACACCCGGTTGCCGTCTCGAAACCGCTGCTTGGCGGTGGGCCGTTCCGGATACCCTTCGGGCGCACCACGCACGATGATCCGAAAGGAAACATGCGACACCGCCGCAGGCCCGGACGCAGTCTCGCGGCCCGTGCGCGGCAACACCTGCGCCCACAGCACGCCCAGAACTTCCCAATTCTGCGCATAGCCACCCGCCCCGTCCGCGATTCGCACAGGTGTTTCCAGACTCAGCTTGCGGCTCAGACGTGGCATCTTCATGCAACATCCGCATGTCCTTGATTGATTGCAGTTCAGACGCGACTTACGTGCGCATCAGCCTCGTACGCGCGCCATCAATGGCCGCCGCGATTCCGCGCAATGCTGCAGTCTCCTCAGGCACCAGATCGCCCGCCTTGCCCGCCACACCCGCATTGGGGAGCATCGGGAACGTCACCAGCGACACCTCCCAAAGCTCCAGTTCCATCAAAAGCCGCTGGCCCCTGGCCACCGCACCATTGGGCCACTCCAGCCGGTTGCGCGTGGCAATCCACTTGGGCCGACGGTCGGGCGGCGAACAGGCCATGATCCCGCTGTCCCCAAAGATCATCACCTCGCGCACCTGATCCTGCGTCTCGCCCACCAATGCCACGCGGCTGCACGCACCATTGTCAAAGGGCCGCGCACCTTCCACCTTGCTGCGCACCCACTCGGCCCCTGCACGGGTCTTGCCCGCACCGCGCCCACCCAGAACGACCCACGCCCGCCAGTCGCCTTCGGGCGGCAACTGGTGCGGCATCGCCCAGAATTCGAACAAAAAAGGGAGGGCACAAAGCCCTCCCTCCCCGATATCCTCAAGAAACTTCTCTTGTTCCCGAACAGTCGCGCAAGCGATTAAGTCGGCACCCGACCTCAGCCCGTGCGGCATCAAGATCGAGTGCATAGCCGCCTTGGGCAATATGTGATTGTTTACGTCGACATTCTGCAA